GGGCTCATACAAGCCCCAATCCTTTCTTGATCTTCGCGGCGGTTTTGGGATCAATTTCCCGGCTCGGCAGTGTGGTAAAGCGATCCCCTACCCATACTGTTGCGTGCCCGCCTTTTCCTTTGCTTTTGCTGACCCGGAAGGCCAGCCCTCGCGCTTTTGCTTCATCCCTTAACTCGGCGATGAAGCGGTCTCGCTTGTCCATCGGGTTCTCCGTCTTGACAAGATCAATATCGGATATTTTTGTCCGAATGTCAAGAGCATTCGGATATTTTTGTCCGTTTTCTGTGAATTTTGGAGCGACAGCATGACAGGCTCCGCTCCTACCGATTTTTCTATTCTCGGCATGTATGTGGACCGCAAACGCATCTGCTCTCGGATGAGAGAGGGCGAAGTCGCCCGCATCTGCGGCATCCCTACCGACGATGTCAGGCGCGTAATCAGCGGCAAGCGCATCAGCTCAGAATCCCTTCAGGCGCTTTGCGATTGGCTTGAGCGCCCAGCCAGTTTTTTCGATCGTAATCAACTCGCCACCAAACGGGAGGCTCATCCATGAAAACTTTTGGCAAACCGGGCAGTATTACGCCCGACAGTTTCAGACCTGATCTGCACCCCGCCACCGTAGTCGAAGGTTTGGCTCTGTTGCGTGAAATGGGCCTTAGTCGAAAGCAGATGCGAGAAGCATCAGGGCTTAGTGATCGTGCCATACGCGCGCATCTCAATACCCCATGTGGACAAATAAGACTTCCCGATGGACGCACTTACCAAGAGGAGATTGACCTATGACGTTGCCTCTGAATGAGCAGCGCGCCTTCCCTTACTTATATCGTTGGGACAGGCAGGGACGGAAAGGTCAGCCTTGCGCCGTTGATGCACGCGCCAAGGTGATGAACTCGTGTCTGGTTAGGTTTCCTGATGGCTACACCATGGTGACAAGCCGCAATGCGCTCGCACGCCGGAAAGATATAGGTGCAGCATGACTGATCGTCGCGCTAACAGCACCCAATTTTCGGTCTTGCGTTTCCGGAATGAACTGACGCGGATTATGCCGGGATACAATTGGACGGTTCATAAGACCAGTAATGAGCACAGACTGGAAGCAACAGGGGTTCAGTCTAGCGGGTTTAATCGACTTTCGACCCTTTCTGTAACCAGACTTGAGCAAAACGGCGTTGCTGTCTACGAGGCAAAATCGGCGGGTTTTGGCCGCCGCGCGCCTTGGATGCATAGTAATACCGACGCGACATTGTCGCGCGCTTTACGAGGCCTGCAGGACTACTATCAAGAAAAGGCCAACATCTATCGGTCGCATTGTGCCTCACTCCAGCGTGGCCGCATTGCCGAAGGCGGTGCAGGTTGAACCCCGCTCTTGAGCTCTTTGTTGAGAACGCGCGCGCAATTTCCATTGCGGACGGTGCGCAGCGCCTTCGCCTTAAATTCAGTGCCAGCGGCAACGAACACCCGCAACCCTGCCCTGCTTGCGGCGGACGCGATACATTTGCCTTCAACACTCAGAAGGGCAAATGGAATTGCCGGCAGGGTGGGATCGGCGGCAATGACGCAATCGGTATGGCTGCACATATTCATGGTCTTAATCCTCGAAGCCGCGATGGGTTGCTTGAAGCCTGTTCAATACTGACAGGAGAACGGATTCCAGAAGGTGGACAACGTGAAAGCGACAGCGATCGCGAGGCACGACTGTTGCGACTGGACACGCAACGTCGCAGCAATGAGCAATTGCAGGCCAGACAAAACGCGCAGCAGGCTGATTATCGAGAGAAAGAACGGAACAAGGCGCGTGGCATTTATAGCCGTGCCACAGATTTGGTTTCAGCCGGTCAGCCACATGGTCGCTTTTATCTTACGGCACGTGGCGCAGGAGTCCCAGAGGCAACATGGTTACGTGTCTCGCCATCCGTACCTTACTGGCGTGGTGACGAAGTTATCCATGAGGGGCCAGCCATGGTCGCCCCATTTGTTTCCTCTGACCTCACTGTCATTGGTTGCCACATCACATGGATTGATCTCGCCAATCGCCCAAAGTGCCGCCCGGAAATAGTTGACCACGAATCCGGCGAGATACTTCCATCAAAAAAGATGCGTGGCTCCAAGAAGGGCGGGTTGATCCCAATAGCCGGTTCACCAAACGCCATACGATGGGTTGGGGGCGAAGGCATCGAGAATGTCGCCGCTGTTGGCCGTGCGGAAGGCTTTCGCGATGATACGTTTTATTTTGCGGCTGGTGACCTCGGCAATCTCGCTGGGCCCGCAGATCCGTCATCCCGCTTTGCGCATCCCACGCTGAAAAAGGCAGATGCGAAAGAACGTTTACGATCGGTAATGGTCCAAGGCCCAGTGCCGCGCGCTGATCAGACTGATGACGATGCTTTCTGGATGCCTGAACACGTCCGCGATGTCGTGTTGTTGGGTGACGGGGATTCTGAACGCATCATGACTGCCGCAGCCATGGCCCGCGCGAAAGCACGTATCATGCGCGACGGACGGCGTATTGCAATTGCCTGGCCACCGGCCGGGATTGATTTTTCTGAAATGATGGCAGGTGCTGCGTGACCAAGAATACCAAAGATGTACCGGCTGCTGTCCGCGCCATATTGAATGAGGCTACACGACAAGCGGATGCTGCCGCACTCGAACCCCGCAACCCCAATGCCGATGGCGGTCATGATGCTGATCAAACACATAATGATGATGGGGAGCCGCTAGCCACATTGCGTGACAGCCGGCCTGTAGACCGTGGCGTCGTCAAGGCCTGCGCCAAGCTCGATCATTCCGACACTGACAACGCTGAGCGCCTGCAACGGCATTTCGGCGAAGATATGCTGGTGTTGGCTCAAAGTAAGGCGCGCAAGGCCACCTACGCCGTATGGGACGGGACGCATTGGGATATTGATACTGGCGACCCACGCTCGCTGGCCGTTGCGCAGCAGCTTGGCGGGCGCATTGCGATGGAAACAGAGTTTCTTGAATATTCGCCCGATGAGTTCGACGCCGTGAAAGCTGCGAGTGAGGCACTAAAAAAAGAAGAACATGAGAGAACGCCGGTCGAAAAGAAGCTGGCGACCGCCGCAATGAATGCCAAGGAAAACTTAGGCAAGCGTAAAAAGCGGCGGATGGACCACGCGGTTACATCGAAGAACAAGGCGCGTTTGGAAGCTATGCTGACCTGTCTCGCGCCCCATGTGATGCGTGGCCCTGACGACTTCAATGCGGACCCGCTAAAGGTGGCTCTTCTTGATCACACACTCGTTTTTTCGCGGACAATCGAACGCGTGCGCAATCCCGCTTATGATGATCCCGACGACAGCCGCGATGACTTACCAGAATTCATCGAGCGGAAGGTTGCGAAAGTCGAGGCGAGTAAAGGGCATAGGCGTACCGATCTCATGACACAGATCGTCCCGGTCTCTTATGATAGGAAGGCTACATGTCCGAAATGGACCGCCTTTCTGGAACGCATGCTTCCTAACGACGACGTGAGGCGCATGGTGCAGGTTGCATCTGGTCTCGGCCTTGTCGGTTTGACGGTGCAGAAGTTGTTCTTTCATTATGGCTTCGGCGCGAACGGCAAGTCTGTTTACATGGAAACTTTGTGTCGCCTGTTCGGTGATATTGCCGTTACCTTGCCGTCTGAATCCTTCATTGGTGAAGGCAATTCAGGTGGTGCCGCGTCTCCGGATATGGCGCGCCTTTACGGACGGCGTTTTTTGCGTGTGAAAGAATTGCCTGAAGGTGAGGATCTGCGCGAGAATCTGGTCAAGGATTTGACAGGCGGTGAAGACTTCACTGTCCGTGACCTCTTTCAGGGCTATTTTGACTTCAAACCTATTTTTACCGGCCACATGTCGGGGAACGGCTATCCGCGCATCACAGGCACGGATAACGGCATTTGGCGACGTATGGTGGTTGTCCATTGGCCTGTAACACTTAAGCAAGAGGAACAGCGCGAGTTTGAGGAGGTGGTGTCCGAATTCAGGCCCGAATATTCGGGAATATTGAACTGGCTCATAGAGGGGGTGAAGATATTCTTGAATGAGGGGCTAGTGATCCCAGACTCTGTGAAGGAAAAAACTCAGGAATACCGCGACGAAATGGACCCCACGTCGGCGTTCTGCGCGAATTGTGTTGTTCCGGACGAACACGGGCAAGTCACCGCACGCGACTTCTATCAGGCCTATGTCGATTACACCGTTGATCAGGGTGGCAAGCCCATCTCGCTGACCCGGTTCGGGCTTATCATGAAGAAAAAATACATTCGTGAAGACGGGCGCGTCAAAATCTACATGGGCCTCCGCCTGACGGACATACCACGGTCTGCTGAACGGTCCGGTGAGCACGACTATGAGAGCCATCTCTCATGACAATTCATAGCCTGACCCCGCAACCCCTTTTTGCACTGTCGCTTGCGTCTGAAAACCCGCAAGCCATTGATTTCGTTCGATTTAGTATCTCGATAGTTAGCACTAGTTTGCGACACTTTGCGATAGTCTTATCAACGGAATAAATGAAATGATTTCAATAACTTGCGATAGTTTGCACTAGTTTTTCCCTATATATCTACAGGGAAATAAGGGGGTACGGGGAAAAGCTTCATATACAGACGAGCTTAAACTGTCGCAACTATCGCAACTGATTGAATTAATTAGATTATTTAAGATTTCAAAACTATCGCAAACTATCGCGAACTATCGAAAGTGGTGTAAACGATGAAAACCGTAACGATTGAAGAACTTCTCGTCTGGGCTTTCGTCCACGAACTGCCAAAGGGCGGTGGCGCTGACGGGTTGGATAACATTCATTCTGCTTGGCGGCAATTGGAAGCTTCATCATGGGGGAAAGTTCTTGGCTTTGCCGAACTGATGACTCTTGTGGATCGCGACCGTGCTGACCCCGGCACTTGGATTGAACAAGGTGCACCGCATCAGGACGCGCTTGAGGTTGGACGGGCAGTGGCGCATCTTGCGAAATATGACGTCGTGTTTCCAGAAGGCTGGAACCCGGTCATTGATTGGGTTGAGCAAGGCGACCTGACACGTGACGCGATTTCGCGGGCTGTTGAGCGATTTAGCCTTCGTCCTGCCAACAAGCGCGGCGCGTCTATCGTATCGCTTGTGATTTCAACCGCAATTCTTGGTCGTTTGCCAGATTTTCAAGCTCCAGAGCCTAAACAGGCCATGATCGAGCGAAACGGCAAGCCAGCATGGTTTATGCGTCGCATCGCGAAAGACGCATTCGGTCGGGAATATTCGCTTGAAGTCGACGGTTATAATCATCGTTCCAAGCGTCCGCAGCGTGAAGCATACGTCAAATACGAGTTTCAGCCAGAACCCCTGTCAGACATTCTCGGGCGTGTGGATTATCAAATTTGGGTTGCTGCGCTTCAGGTGCTAGAATCGACGCTCTCAAACAGCCTTACCGCCCATAGACTGACGTATTCGGCACTCTCGGCGACACCATGGCTAGAAGAAAAAGACATGCTCGGCATCCAGCTTTTCCGGGCTTTTGAAGGTGTAAGCGCTCGCCATTCTGAAAATGCTTGTTGACCTGCGGCGGAAACTTGACTTACACATTGGAGGCTAAAAAAGATTAGACGAAACCCCGGCACATCCGTGACCGGGGTTTTTTCTTATCCATTTTTATTCCTTCCAAAATTTTCCGAGGGTGAACCCAATGAAACTGATCCGAAGTTTTTTCTTCGGCTGCTGTGCTATGCTTGCAGCCGTTCTCTGTATGAGCGCCCCAGCTTCGGCTGTTGATTACAGTCCAGGCGTTATCGAGATCCACTCAGCGAATTATGAATTCGTTGTCCCTGACGTTTTCAAGGCGGTTGCTGTTTTGCCAGCAAATGTGACGCGGACGGATATTCGAAACAACACCCACGCTGTCACATATGTCTGTCGAAACCAGCCAAATTCTGGGTTTCGCAAATCGGTAGAAGCTTATACCCACATCGATCCTCACATCGTTGCAGCATAACTATTAGCTGGAATGGTAAACTCTCCACTGCTGCCCCACTAATGCAGCAGTGGTGTTCATACCAATGTCCTCGGTTGAGGATATCGATATGCACACCACGTTTCGATCTTCGGAGCACGTGAAATGCTGAATTTTAGATGGCAGAACGTGAACGGCCTGCATCGGTATGCCGACGGCATAAAGCGGCTCAATGATGAATTTCCGAAAGTTCTGCCACGTATTGTCAACCAAGTGGGCCGCAGAGCGCGCACTCGCGTAATTCGAAATCTGACAAAACAAACCGGATTGCATCGGCGGGTAATCGTCCGCGCGGTCAAAAACGTTGATACGGCAAAGCCCGGCAAATTGTTATATTCGCTTAAATCCAAGGGCGGGTTCATACGACTGAAATACTTTAACGCTCGTGAAACCCGGCTTGGTGTTTCGGCAACTCCTTTCGGTAAGCGCCAGATATTCGCTGGGACGTTTATCATGGGTGGTCTGTTCCCATACCGCCACGTCAAAAGCTGGAACTTAGATGGTCATGTCTATCGTCGAATAGGCAACGCTGCCAGCCGACGCGTCACGCAAGTTCGCTCGGAAGTTCGCATACCTGATGAAATGATACGGGGTGAGACACGAGAAGCCTTTGAACATGAGGCGTCGGTGACGATGCCCCCGAGGGTCGAGGCGGTCATTCGAAAGCTTTTGGCCTGACCCACCCCCCCCTTTTAGGGACCGTATGCCCCTAAAACCCACTGTACGGGCGGGCTCGACTGCCGGTTTTCACCAGTAGGTCGTTTTGAAAGCGGTACACGGATACACGTGCTTGCACGTGTGTATGCACACGACGAAAACGGGACGCAATGTCGTACGGTGATTGGATTTCAATATCGGAAGCCGCCACGCGGTTGACGGCAATGGGTGATTTGGTCGAGCGCTCGACCCTGTCGCGTTATTTGAAACAGCATTCTGAAGCGATCGAGCTTCGCGACGACGGGAAGGCGCGGCTTGTTGAATTCAACACTCTGGTCGCTCATCGAAATGAGAATATTCGAATCCGCGTGGCTCCTCCCACGACGCGGACCATTGCGGCGCAGGGCAATTTCAACCCTGCGCCGCGCTTTTCTGGGAGCCAGTCGGACGGTGCAGCGCGCAAAGCGCAGGCCGACGCCGAACTACGCGAAATGGATCTGGCGGAACGACGCAAGACCTTGACCAAGGTGACAGAAGTTGACCGGGCTGGGCGTGACGCTGTTGCGTTGATGCAGAGTGCATTCGAGCGGGCGCTCGAAAGTGAGGCTGCAAACGCTTCAGTTAAATACGGTTTCGAAGAGCGCGCCACGCGTATGGTACTGAAGGCGTTTGTGCGCAAGGGACTGGAAGTTTTTAATCAGACAATTCTCGGGCGGATAGATGCCATGCGTCAGCGAGACGAGGCCGATATGACCGACGAGCCAAGCGAGGAACACGAACTGAAATGAACACCCTGCAACCGCATGAGCAGTTCTTAGAATTGCCACGCGGTGAACTTGTGTTGTTCCGGGGGCTTGAAGCTGCCAGCCGTCCCATAGAAAACCTGACTATTTCTGAACATGCGGATCGCTATCGCAAGGTATCGTCGGAATCCGGCTCTCCATGGCCCGGTGATTTCCGCACCGACCGTGTGCCTTATCTGCGCGAGCCGCAAGATTGCCTGCATCCAGACCATCCTGCGCGCCGGTGCACCGCTCGATGGGCCGCGCAGTTGGGAAAATCGACTGCTATCGAGAACTGGTTTTGCTTCATCGTCGATCAGGCACCCGGTTCAATGATGATTGTGCTGCCCACCTTGGAGGA